GAACCAGTAGCACCAGTAGAACCGGTTGCGCCTGTGGAACCAGTATTACCTCTAGGTCCTGTTATAAAAACTATATCATCAGCTGCAATAATACCTGTAACACCTTCATTATTTTCGATATTTAGTGTTCTATTACTTACACTTGAGCTGTTGACACTTGTTATCAAGTAATATCCTACAGGCGATGATTCATCTCCAATAATAATAAACTTCCCCTCATCATATGCTAATAGAGCCACTGTATTGCCACTAGGAAAAGCAGTTATAGTAAGAGATCCTGTCGCTCCAGGATTTATTGTTGCTCCTAGAACTGCTCGAGCTGTTAGTTGTTCACCATTTGGTCCAATCTCACCAGTAGCGCCAGTAGAACCAGTAGCACCAGTAGAACCAGTAGCACCAGTTGAACCTGTTGCGCCAGTGGAACCTGTTGCTCCTGTAGAACCAGTTGCGCCTGTAGCACCAGTGGAACCTGTAGCACCTGTGGAACCGGTTGCGCCTGTATCACCAGTAGATCCTGTAGCACCAGTACTTCCTGTTGCTCCTGTAGCACCAGTGGAACCTGTAGCACCTGTGGAACCGGTTGCGCCTGTATCACCAGTAGATCCTGTAGCACCAGTACTTCCTGTTGCTCCTGTAGCACCAGTGGAACCTGTAGCACCTGTGGAACCGGTTGCGCCTGTATCACCAGTAGATCCTGTAGCACCAGTACTTCCTGTTGCTCCTGTAGAACCTGTTGCGCCAGTGGAACCTGTTGCGCCTGTAGAACCAGTTGCGCCTGTATCACCAGTAGATCCGGTTGCACCAGTAGAACCGGTAGCACCAGTAGAGCCAGTAGAACCGGTGGCACCTGTATCACCAATGGAACCAGTAGAACCAATAGCGCCTGTAGAACCAGTAGAACCAGTAGCACCCACTTGTCCTTGAGGTCCTGTAATTATAATAGTTGCATTGTCATCCCATGAAGCACTGCTATATGATAAGTTTTGAAGCGTTGCTGTAGAACCCGTTATTCCAGCTCTAATTATAAAGTAACCAGTATCTGCCTGGTTTGTTTTAATAAATACATATGTACTTTGGGTAAAATAGGAATTAACATCATTATCATAAAATATTACATCAACTTGATCTCCACTTGCCACAAGTGATGATTGAGCCTCCAATGTACTTGCTAATGCTGGTCCAACAGACCCAGTAGCACCAGTAGAACCAGTAGCACCAGTAGAACCTGTAGCACCAGTAGAACCAGTAGCACCAGTAGAACCTGTAGCACCAGTAGAACCGGTAGCGCCTGTGGAACCAGTAGCGCCAGTAGAACCAGTAGCACCAGTTGAACCTGTTGTGCCAGTGGAACCTGTTGCGCCTGTAGAACCGGTAGCACCAGTAGAACCAGTAGCACCAGTTGAACCTGTTGCGCCAGTGGAACCTGTTGCGCCTGTAGAACCGGTAGCACCAGTTGAACCTGTTGCGCCAGTGGAACCTGTTGCTCCTGTAGAACCTGTTGCGCCAGTGGAACCTGTTGCGCCTGTAGAACCGGTAGCACCAGTTGAACCTGTTGCGCCAGTGGAACCTGTTGCTCCTGTAGAACCAGTAGCACCAGTGGAACCTGTTGCGCCTGTAGAACCTGTTGCTCCAGTAGAACCGGTTGCGCCTGTGGAACCTGTTGCTCCCGTAGAACCAGTTGCTCCTGTAGAACCAGTAGAGCCAGTAGCACCAGTGGAACCGGTAGCACCAGTAGAACCAGTAGCACCAGTTGAACCTGTTGCGCCAGTTGAACCTGTTGCGCCTGTAGAACCAGTAGCACCAGTTGAACCTGTTGCGCCAGTTGAACCTGTTGCGCCAGTGGAACCTGTTGCTCCTGTAGAACCAGTTGCGCCTGTAGAACCGGTAGCGCCAGTGGAACCAGTAGAACCGGTAGCGCCTGTATCACCAGTAGAACCGGTTGCGCCTGTAGAACCGGTTGCGCCTGTAGAACCAGTAGCGCCTTTAGGTCCTGTTATAAAAACTATATCATCAGCTGCAATAATACCTGTAACACCTTCATTATTTTCGATAGTTAGTGATTTACTACTTACACTTGAGCTGTTGACACTTGTTATCAAGTAATATCCTACAGGCGATGATTCATCTCCAATAATAATAAACTTCCCCTCATCATATGCTAATAGAGCCACTGTATTGCCACTAGGAAAAGCAGTTATAATAAGAGATCCTGTTGCTCCAGGATTTATTGTTGCTCCTGTAACTGCTTTAGCTGTTAGTTGTTCACCCGATGGTCCAACCTGACCAGTAGCGCCAGTAGCACCTGTGGAACCAGTAGCGCCTGTATCACCAGTAGAACCAGTAGCACCAGTTGAACCTGTTGCGCCTGTGGAACCTGTGGAACCTGTTGCGCCTGTGGAACCTGTGGAACCTGTGGAACCTGTTGCGCCTGTGGAACCTGTTGCGCCTGTAGAACCAGTAGAACCTGTAGAACCTGTTGCACCGGTATCACCAGTGGAACCTGTTGCTCCCGTAGAACCTGTTGCGCCTGTAGAACCGGTAGCACCAGTAGAACCGGTAGCGCCCGTGGAACCTGTTGCGCCCGTGGAACCTGTAGCACCAGTGGAACCTGTAGCACCTGTGGAACCGGTTGCGCCTGTATCACCAGTAGATCCTGTAGCACCAGTACTTCCTGTTGTTCCTGTAGCACCAGTGGAACCTGTAGCACCAGTTGAACCTGTTGCGCCTGTAGAACCGGTAGCACCAGTAGAACCAGTGGAACCAGTAGAACCGGTAGCACCAGTAGAACCAGTAGCACCAGTTGAACCTGTTGCGCCAGTTGAACCAGTAGCACCTGTAGAACCTGTGGAACCGGTTGCTCCTGTAGCACCAGTGGAACCTGTAGCACCTGTGGAACCGGTTGCGCCTGTATCACCAGTAGAACCGGTGGCACCTGTACTTCCTGTTTCTCCTGTTGCTCCTGTAGTTCCTGCAGATCCTGTAGCGCCTGTAGCGCCTGTATCACCAGTGGAACCTCTAGCACCTGTGGAACCGGTTGCTCCTGTAGCACCAGTGGAACCTGTAGCACCTGTGGAACCGGTTGCGCCTGTATCACCAGTAGAACCGGTGGCACCTGTACTTCCTGTTTCTCCTGTTGCTCCTGTAGCACCTGTAGATCCTGTAGCGCCTGTATCACCAGTAGAACCGGTTGCGCCTGTAGAACCAGTTGCTCCTGAGATACTAGGACCAACAACATATATTTCTTTGCCGACTATTAATCCGACATTCGCCGAACTTACATTTTCTACTGTTAATTGTTTTGTTGTGGGAGTGAGTGTGTTATCCGATAGTATTCTCCAATATCCAGCTAATGATAACGACGTATCATCTGATACAAGATAAACTCCTGAGTCAAATGCGTCTAATAAACCTGGATTAGATACTTCTATATTTATCGTCAGTGAGCTACCCGGTGGAACTTGTCCTGTTGATGATACTGACGTTATTGTTGCTGCCAGATAAGGACCTTGGGCACCAGTCGAACCAGTCGCACCTGTAGCACCTATAGAACCATTAGCACCTGTCGCACCTGTAGCACCCGTCGCACCTGTAGCACCATCAGAACCATTAGCACCTGTCGCACCTGTCGCACCTGTCGCACCTGTAGCACCATCAGAACCATCAGAACCTGTCGCACCTGTAGCACCATCAGAACCATTAGCACCCGTGGCACCAGTAGCACCTGTATCACCCTTATCACCCTTATCACCTACCGTAACAAAACTAATAACAACATCATCTAAATTAGCAAACAGACCCGTTCCCGAAGTATGTGAAATATCTATCGTCCAATAACCTGATCCTGAAGATGTTTTTACCAATTCACTTATAGAAAACTCCAAATAATCAGAAACGGACGAACTATTTGTAATTCTAACATGTCCTTTTATGGCACTTGTAACAGAGTCTATTGTTTCCATAAAACTATCAATAGAGGTAGAGGGACTATTGTTATCGCTGCTATTAATAAACATTACAGTTGCCCCAGTCTGAACTAGAAAATTATTTAATCTTACAATACCATTGGTACCAATTAGTGATGGAAGATCCGTCGGTCCAGTAGAACTAGAATATTTATAAGGAAAACTCGCTCCACCGAAAGACCCATCCGCACCTTTTGCGCCTGTCGAGCCCGTTGCTCCCGCTGCGCCCGTTGCGCCCGTTGCGCCGGTGGAACCAGTTCCACCGCTCCCCGTTATTCCTGTTATCCCCTGTAGATAATCATATGCCGCAGTCAAACCTGCAGCACCACCAGCGTCTATACCTGCAGCATTACCTGAAGCCGCGCCGGAAGCCGCACCGGCAGCCGCACCAGCAGCTGCACCGGCATCTGCTCCAGCGTTTGCACACGCATCAAGACATCGACTCATATATATATATATGCGATAATATTATATATTACCGATCTCTACACATTTTATAAGGTTGTTTGATTTCATTTTCATGGTTATTCACGTTAATATTTCTTTTAAAAATATAAACATATTTTAGAAGAATATAGTATGAGCTTTGACTTAAATTTAGATAACTACCAAATAAATGAACTGGAAGAGATTTTTGAACTTCCTTCATCTTATGATAAATCATTAATTGAAAAAAAAAACATCGAATTACAAAAAAGCGTGATGAATGATGGCAAAATGGATTCCATTATTAAGAAAAACACAATAGATTTTTTAATACAAGCTAAAAACAAAATACTAAATACATTCAAAAATCAAAATGGTCCTGTTGTTAAGGCAATCAAACAAGTCTTTAATGTAAATGATAATCTCGTTCCCTCCGAAGTAATTAGTCCCAATGGTTCTAACTTTGTAATAGAACATCCACGCACTACATATACACAATCATTACCATCTGAATATGTTCCAGGTATTATTAATCCATTGAAAAAAAGAATTACCAAGGAATATCTCAACATTGATACACGTTTTCGAACTAATTATTATTCTTCGTCAGCCTCTAATTTCCATTTTGATTTACCTGAAAAATACTCTAATGTCGTTTCCATGCAATTAAATAGTATAGAACTACCCACTACCTATTTTGTGATTTCCAAACAACTAGGTAATAACTATTTCAAAATCACATTTGATACGAGCGAAGAGAGTACAATGATTACTATTCCTACAGGTAATTATACATCTCAATCTTTAGTAGATTATTTGAATTACTATGTTCAATTGGGTGTGCTAAGCACAAGTAATTTCAAAGTATTATTATTTACATTGAATGAAGATATTACCAAAAGTGGAACAGGTCAAATTATTGTAGGGATAAATGAGCAACTTGTTCCTGATATCACAGACGACTCTTACAATTTTACGTTGGGATTTGATACTGACGCGAATGGTTATACTGATAATGGTACCCCATTGCCTTTGAAATTTGGATGGTTGATGGGGTTTCGTTTAGGCACCTATTCCGGGAACTGTACTTATGTAACTGAAGGTATTCCTGATTTGAAAGGGTCGAAATACTTGTTTTTAGTGATAGATGATTACAATAATAATGTAAACAACAGCTTTTCTAGTGCATTCAACAGCTCTATTTTGAATAAAAATATTATTGCTCGCATTTCTTACGCACAAAATACGTTCAATATAGTTTCTCAAAATAATTTGGGATTGATCACTCCAAAGCGTGAATATTATGGTCCAGTCGATGTTCAAAAAATGAACGTCCAGTTGTTGGATGAATATGGACGGATTGTTGAATTAAATAATATGGACTTTTCATTTTGTATTACCTTTCAGATGGTATATGATTTATAGTTTGGAAAATAGAGGATAGGATAATAAATAATGAATTATGGAATACTTCATTATTTATATTTTGTATTTTTATCTTACATTTTTTTTGTTTTTCTTTTTTCTTGTTTTTTGTTTTTTGTTTCTTGTTTTTCTAGTTATTTGTTTCCGTTTCCGTTTCGTCATTCTGTGAATATTATGTTTTCCACCAATTTTATTTTGTTGGATTGGAGATGGATAGGGTGTTTCTTTTTTACATATATCAATTATGGGCTGTATCGCATCTTGTATATGAGATATTACTCCTACACCTGTTTCAGTTACTTGATGAAATATTCCCTTTGTAGCATTATGAATAGTTAACAAACGTTTGTTATTAACAATATTCGGAAGTTTTTTTTTCATTTCAGTTAATTGACTACTCGCTTTAGCTGTTGCCTGATCTAAAGCAATACGAGCATCCTTTTTGATAGCCTTAGGTAAATCTTGTTTTGATGACAATGAAAAGTTTGGCGAACTCATTATAGTATGTTGTGTGATTTTTTATTCCTACTCACGATAAATCATTATCGTTCATCGCATATTATACCCATTTATGTTCTTTTTTGCCACCAGAATACAATACCGCATGGTTTTCTTTTATCATCCATTGATTCACATGAATATTATCAATGTAAATATCTGCTAACAATCTACCATATTTTTCATTCGACAAGTGTTCTAAACGCACATTTTTATGAAGCAATAATTCGGACAAAGCCACCTGTGCTTTTTTAGCCAATTCTTTTTCTTTCTCTGATGAACCTTTCATCTCTGGTGTATCGATACCATTTAATCGAACTGAAAACCTATATAGTGTTTTATCTGTGCTTTTAGGTAAGGTACTTGCGATTGTGATAGTATCACCATCATACACTTTTATGACTACGCCTTGCGTTATTTTAGGAAGGAAAGCCTCTGTATCTTTCCATTGAATAATTATCATTTCTTTATCGAGAGGTTCATTGTATTGTGATTTTTTTTTCCAAAAAGGAATACAATTATACTTTACACATAGCGCATTTTGGATACGATGTAACATGTATGATTACGTTATTATCTTAGTATCTTATCTGATTATGTTATTATATCATATACCATTTAATTTATTTTATTTGTTTGTATTTTATATGTATAATCAACAACGAGTTTTTACAAACATAAAAGCATTTGGAAAACCGAACTTTTATTCTAGCGACTCTACAAAAGATACCCATGCGAGGATAATATATTCTACGTCTCGATGTTCAAAAAACAGTCAAGGAAATTATTTATTATACAATCAAGCGAAAACCCTCAAAATTAACGAGACCGAACTGAATATGCGTTATGACGATACATTGATATCATCAGGAACCTTACAGAAATTGGTTCTCTCCGATGTAAATGTAGTCAAAAAAATAGTATCAGATAAACAATGTAATATATATGATCCAACCTCGATTGAACCTTCACTATCGGTTCCTTTTTACTATAAATATGAAATAGACCCGTGTGGAAGTTTATATGGAAACCGTAGTTGTGAAAAAAACAAGTACAAAAGATATATTCAACTCAATAACCCTATTAAATCGGAACATTCTGACTCACTGACATCATGTATTAGTCATCCTTTTAATGCGTGTAATAATAATAAATAAGTATTATGATTTTGATAAAAAATAATATATGATATTTCACATATATTATTTTTCTTTCTGGGATGAATGGGATTTTGATTAATTTATTGATATTACAATATGATACTTAACATACCCAATGTCCCCAAGGTAAATATCATGAATGGGTATATACTTTGTGTTTTTTTCATTATGGGCATATTTTTATGGTTATATTTATATTGTACTGTGTTATATTCGGATGAATATTCATTTTCTATGTCGTCTATGATGTCTATGATGTCTATGTCGTCTGTGTCTATATTATCTATTATATCATCGGTTTCATAAAAGTATTCCATGATAGAGTCTAAATGAGTATGGGTTTTATCTCGATTGTACAAAGAGAACATGTTTATTGAAATCTCTGTCTTCTCCAATTCCACGAATTGTCCCCACTCACTCTCACAATCATCCATTGGTTTCAGTTTTCTTATTTTATTTGAATATATATTATACATATATTACGTATATATATTTTGATGTCAATTTTATATTCATAAACATGTCCGTTCGCATAGACTATAATATAATTTTAATGTACAATTATATGGGGTCATTTAAACTTCGGGATTGGAAACAAATATTTTATAGCCCATATTCTCAAGACTAAAGATAATCATTCATCCTTTATTTCTTGACACCCATTTTCTTCAACATTTTATCGGCTTTTCGTGCCACCTTTTTGTATTTTCTTCCTTTGCTACTATATTGACGCCCTCGTATATACGCAGCATATACTCCTTTTTTGCTTACTTTACAAGTGTTCTTCTTACAAATCGGAAATGATTTTTTTGTACCTAAGAAACATTTTTTACCACAACGTTTACGCATTGTGGTTCTCTGTTTCGCGTTTGGAGATTCCTTTGACCAACCAGACCAAGGAACGTTTTTTCGTGTTTTCGCTACCATATTTATATATATTGCTATTATTATATTATAATACTTCTATTAATGAAACAAACTAAAACAGATCTTCCTGATATAGAAAATAATTTATTACATTTTGATGGACATAGTCAGCATACTACTATTTTATTACGCAAATATTTCAATCGTCTCAAAAATAATCAAACAACAAAAGTGAGCGTTCAGCAACAACCGAATATTACAATCACATCGAATGATAATCATAACATATTGAATATGAAACCCCGTGTTAGTATGAATCAGAATGATATTTATTATCTAAATGATGTGAATAGTGATTTAAGTGATACATTTAGTGAAGACAGTTTATTTTTTGGCGACCAGTCTATTGAATATGGAAATACTGGAGAGCAAATATCTTTCCAAAAATTATCTTATACAGATGTAGAACGCAGTGTTAACAAATATTATAATAATATTAATCATAAATATTCATCTGCTTTAGATATACTAGCTAGTTATCTCAAAGGACATAAAATTGTGTACATGGAATCAAAAAGTTTCTCAGAAAGACAACGTAATTATTTAATGCTTCCGGCAATAATATTATCTACGGTGGCTACGGTAATGTCATCTGTACTTTATTCATATTCATGGGGACCGACCATTATTTCAGGAGTGAATGCAATTATCGCATTTTTACTATCTATTGTCAATTATTTGAAATTAGACGCCGCTTCTGAAGCTTATAAAATATCGTCACATCAATATGATAAACTACAATCGTCTGTCGAGTTTACATCTGGTTCCGTATTATTGTTTCGCGATATTAGTTTTCGCAATGTAAATACGAATACGTTACAAGAGAACTCATCTATTACACAAAACGTACGAGAATACAAAAGAACGAATAACTCACCCCCAGTAGAGACATTCAATAAAAAATTGGAAGATGAAATGATTGAAAAACTATCTAATGTTGAAAAAAAAATCGCTGAAATTAAAGAAACGAATCAGTTTATGATTCCCGATGCTATTCGAAAACGATACCCTATTATTTATAATACTAATATTTTTTCTATTATAAAAAAAATAGACGACAAAGGAAAAAAAGTCATAACCACGTTGAAAAATATCAAAAATGAAATACGATACATCAATGCGGTTTGTAGTTCTATTAAAAAGGACAAAAAGTATGAAGATAAATGTTCAAAACAAAAGGCTCATCTGGTTTGTCTTTTTCAGATGAAAAAAGAATGTATCAATGAACTTTTACTTTTAAAATCTGCGTTTTCTATTATTGACCAAATGTTCCATAGAGAAATTGTGAATGCTGAAATTGTCAAAGAACGATTTTTCTGGAAATGGTTTTGCCATTACGATAAATTAATTGAACCGCAAGATATAAATCCGTTTATTTCTGAGCTCATGGACCCTTTTTCTAATACTACTATAAATGATAACAAATACGTCCCATTCTATGAAATGTAATGAACAGATAATGTTTCCAGAATAATAATATTTATATAAAGATATACAAATATTATTTATTATTGTTATTCCGAGTTATCGGATTTGAACCGATGACCCTTTGATATCTGACGTATGATAACATACAATAAAACTTTTAAACTTCTACAGTCAAATGCTCTACCCCTGAGCTAAACTCGGAATGCTTGAGCCGGGAATCGAACCCGGAGCCCCAGCATGGCAAGCTGGGATTTTACCATTAAACCACTCAAACAGGAAGGAATTGGGTTAGTGTGTGTGTGTCTGTGGATATTAGTATATATGGAATGGAAATAAATATATTGTTGTTGATGATATGATATATACATTCACCACCTCTTACCTGATTCAATAATGATGAACGATAAGTTATTCCTCATCATTTTATATACATCACATATATTTAAGCTGTTTATTGCGAAAACATTGTAAGTATTTCTTCTTTTTTCGGATTATCATTCTGAATATACCATTTTTTCTTTTTATGGTCCCATTTTGCGCCTAATAATTTTGCTTCTTCTTTTTCATCATAAGATACTTGTAAATAAATAGCAGAGTTGTTGGATTTGGGTGATTTTGGAGGGTCAATATTTGTATTATACGGACAGCTTTCCAGACCGATTGCTTTATTTGCCAGCTTATCCGCACCCTCATTTCCTAGAGAATGAATATCTGTTTTACCCGTATGAGCCATAATATGAACAAAAAATACATTTGAAACACCTTTGTATAAAGTATACGCTTTTTTTACTAATTCTTTATTAGGTATATCTGAAGACCAGCATTCTTTCTCACATTTCTCACCATAACTTTTCACACATTTTATTGCGTATGCCGAATCTGATATAATACCTATCTTCTTCCCTTGATGAATATCACCCTTGATTACATCATATGTTTCAATAATAGCACCCAATTCTGCTGTATTATTCGTTTGTTTCCCTATTACCACACGAGAAATATTACGCGGATCATTTTCACCAAAATAGACTCCGATTCCTGCTTTCGCATTTTTCTTTCCGTTGTTGTGACATGAACCATCAGTATAAACAAAATAGGCGACTCGAGACTCAGGGCATGCTACATCGTCATCGCTACAACCATCCAATATATCATCCATTCTAGGATTTTGCTTCAGAAACGCATTCGCTTCTTCAAAAGTAGAAAACTTTTTGTATACTGCGTTTTTATATTTGAAAATAGAACTTGTACATTCCTTCCACGTTTCAAATACGCCTAGTTTTCGTCCATTTGCTACAGCATAAAATGACATATGCCTTATCTGTTTTATCTACTATATAATTGAGCTATTTCATTTTATATTATTTATAATATTCTTATTATTAAAATTGATTCTTCACATGAGTTCATTATATTATCAAACAATATTAAAACTAACTACTAATAGTACTAGTATTTACACCAGAATATAATACACATCATGTCTGAAGAATTAGATTTATCAAATATTCCAGATAATTACCCTAGTTTATGTATTCCACGAGTGTTCTCTAATGTAAAACGCGATAAAATATTCCAAACAATTAAAGACTTACGCATTGGATTTATTGACCGAATCGACATGATCTCAAGAACAACTACCCGTGGAGATACTTACCAGCGTGTCTATATTCATTTCAAAAAATGGTTTCCACAATCTATGGAAATACGTAAACGATTTATTGACGGAGAAGAAATTAAAATTATATATGACGAGCCCTGGTTTTGGAAAGTATTTATTAACAAGTATGTTCATCCTAATACAACCAACAATTATCGTTCTTCAGAAAATATAAAAAGTTCGTTGTCAGAAGAAAAATATAATGATAAAATGAAAACAAATAATAGTAGCTACCATATTAAAGAAAATGAAAATCAAAAAGAAAATAATGTCAGCGAAATAATTCATCAATCAACTTTTCATAATACAAATCAAACATATTGCGATATCTTGAAAAATCAAGACAAGGAAGATATATCAAATAATCAAGAGATTGATACAGAAATAGAGAACATGTTTCTATCTACGTCTACCACTACATACGCAGATAATGACGCCTTTGTAAAAAATCATGTATTTCATTGTGACAATACACGTTGTTTCTCACCACTTTTACCACCTGCTCCCAGAGATATTCTATCTCATAATATAGATTTTAGTATTCCTTCTCAAAAGATTTCAGACCATTAGACACCATTTAATTATATTATGTTGAATATATTCTGAATAAGTAGGACTCCTTTCTATTTTTTTATTTTTATATATATTGAATCAAATTAAACCATTACTATTACGATATAAAACTATTTATAATCATAAGAATAACAGAATATATAATGGACAAACAAAACAATCAACAAAACAATCAATCTTCAGGAGATGATACTATTTTATATACTATTCCTCGTGTTGTCAAAATATCTCAACTATCATCTTATAAATATAATATTGTTTTCAATCAACCACAGGAACTTCTGGTTCAATCTATTGTTCATGACCAATTAATAGAAAACGCTTTCTCAAATCACCTATATACGACCATCTCCTTTTTCGCACATTCGGCATCTTCTCTATCGGATTATATAACGAAACAATCAGTAACGCAGGAACAATCCATCAGTATTCTATGGCATTTAAATAAACAATTTCAGTTTATGAAGTCTCGTGGTTGGGGTATATCTTGCTTGCGAACACAGGACATTATTGTAATCGACAATTCCACCTTTGTTTATATACATCCAAAATATATGTTCCCTATCCAGAATAATTGTTTAAACATACCATTTCCTTTACCTTTGGACTCTTTTGTTTCTTGCGAATTGAAGGAAATGATACGTCTTACCACATTGAACCAAAATGAACCTCCTTATATAGTATCGTACACCACATTTTACTATAGTTTAGGCTGTATGATTCTTTCCTTGCTGAATAAAAAAACGGATGATACTACTTTGTCATTGTCGTTGTCGTTGTCGTTGTCCATATCATCGGATTTTTCCCCACTAGAATTATTAGAAACGTTCACATCTATCTACTCTTCTAAGTTATACTGGTGCCTTCTGCGTATGCTACAATCAGACCCTACTATCAGGACCTTACTATTTATTTAATATTTTACGATTTATTATCTTGTATTATCATATATAACTATGTCTATTCAAACATTCAAAAAAAAAGGTATTATTAAACACGGTTCTAGACGTTCGGGGAAACCCCCTGGCGGAGAATGGATATCCCAGGGACCATTTGGAAGTGGAAAGACATTGATTTTTAGCGTATCATCGCCCGGAACGGAAGGATTTTCTTTACAGGGAGGTCACAGAAATATTGGTTACGTAGGTCAAAATATGAAAATGTCCAAAAATAAAACACCTTATCGTGGTCAGTTTGCGATGGGTAATGGTGGGCGTCGTGGAACATATGATCAGACCGGTAATTCTTTTGTATCACCCAAGGTCAAGGCAGAAGTATTAGGAAATCAATACAGATATATAAAACCTTCTGTTTTATCTACCCGAGGAATGCTCGAGAGAAAATACAAATGGATACATAATGGACAATATCCGAACTATTGGGTACAGCCTGTTTACGGTAATGATAATTTGTCGATGAATGCAAGCCAAATGATGTATATTCAGAAAAAAGCGGCGGCTAATGTCGGACCAACCGCCATATATTTACCTGGAGTTGAACCACCCAAAGCTTTATGTAATGCATCCTGTAAACAATCTTATACAAATTACTCTAATTATAACCTTGTCAGCGCAAACGGTAAATATACTAAAATCATCCAACCGATTACATCGGCGCAACAAACACTGAAAATACAACGTCCTTGCGCCGACCCTTTGGGAAGGCAAAAACCGTTTCCTTTTGCGACAACGAGTGGTAGAGGAAACTCGTCATCTAGTTACGCACCTCCACCAGTTTCACAAATTGTCTATGATACTCCTCCCGAATGGTACTGGAAAAATAAGTGTGAATAACAAACTTAAAGTTATCACCATACATATCATATCGTTATATATTCTATCTGTTTTAGCATGAAAATTACACCTACACATATTCCTACCAGTTCAGCTTCTTATAATAAAGGACCCTTTTTACTTGTAAAGTTATTTGTGTCGAATAATGATGAGGGTTTAAAAGAAAAATATAGAGATGCCATTGATAACCACAATAAAACTATACATAATGATTCTTTCCCGGACGCAGGATTTGATTTGTTTACACCAGAACAGTTCAATTGTTCCCCTACCCAGGTTAATAAAATCAACTTTGGGGTTCGAACCTCCGCTACGTTGTATCATTCTACTCGTGAGGAATATACTTGTTGTAGTGGATTCATGATGTGTCCTCGTTCTAGCTTGTCTGGGACACCTTTGCGACTCGCTAATAGTATTGGGATTATTGATAGTGGCTATCGCGGTGATTTGATTGGCAAATTTGATTGTTTATATTCGTCCAACTATTCTATTACAAAGTATGATAGACTATTACAAATAGTAGCACCCTCAATGATTCCTATTATTGTTCAACTTGTCGATTTTGAACAGGACTTGGGAGTACAAACTACCAGAGGTTATGGTGGTTTTGGTTCTACTAATACAGTATAGATACCATATTTTATTACAAATTACAATTATATATACTCATAATATATATCATTGTAGCTATTATGTTCAAATGCGGAAAAAGGAAATATTATTATTTCATCATTTTATATTTACTTGCCACACTTCTTTTAGGAATTATATACTTTTTTTACAATAACAACACTCAACACACGCTAGAATACTTTACCAATCTTGACAAAAAATGGCCAGATGATTTAGTCAAACGATTTATAGAGTTTCAAAGAACCATGAATCCAAACATACAGTTTGATATGAACATTATACAACAACAGGCGTCTGCATCAGAAGCCGAAGAATTGTTGAAGTCTGGATATTGGACATGGAGCCCTGAAGTGATTAAGATCTACACAGAAGCTATTCAAAATAATACCATCATCAAAACTCAACCTGGAAATGACATAAGAAAATCACAGACTATATATAATCAACATGCCATTATGGAAAAATTATCGTACAAAACGAAAGAAGGAAGCTTTTTATTACATGGCGTCAATATTGGCACTACTAAAAATATGCCAGATAATCTCAATAATTATGCCAAATGCGCCATCGTCAACGAAAATGGCGTCGAAAAAATGCGCATGGAAAAAACCGAATACACTGGATATGACTCTATGAATGGTGGATGGATAAAACAAGTTACACCCATTGCGGACTCTGAAATACCCAACGTTGTCAACGGCTTTCGTTTTAAAAAATGCGCATGTAATCCATGCGTGGCATTGAATACACCTACAGATTATTCTTGTCCTTTTGAACTAAATGTAGGATACGGATACGATAACAGTTCTATATGGAATATGTTATGGGATAACAAAAACAAACAATAACACCACTCTATTTACCATTTACGAATTATCAATTATCATATTCCATCAACTCTTCTACGGCAGTCTTTTTATCATGATCCTCTGTTCTGATACGTTTTGGAGGTGATAACTCATTGTTATTTAAAATGGATTCTATTTCTTTTAATAATAAATCGTACTTATTGTGATCTACGAGTTGTCTTTCTTTCCGGTATTGGTTAATAAAGATGTAATGGTTATTTAGGAGCTTTCTCTCTACTAACATATCCTGATACCGATCACCATCTCTTGGAAATATATGTATGTACCATATATATTGTTTCATAATATAAAACGATAAATCGACATCTACTATACAACTGGTTGACATCTCGATCAAGTCTGGAAGCGGATATATTTTTTCAATCAATGTTGAACACGATAGTATGGATTGTAATGAATGTTCTATCATGACATTTAAATTGGTTATATCTACGTTCTCCTCGTATATATCCACATAACATGTTAAACACTGTTTATGTTTTCTTACATGATATACAAGCTCGAGTGTATTCGTTGGTAATGTTACATATTGAAGACTTTTTACCCATTTATGTTTCCGAGTGTCATATATCTCCCCATCATGTATTATGATATGATGAATGTTTATATGACTTCTGAAAATATACGTCTCGTCTCTGATGTTTGATGTTCCCATTTTCATTATTCCAAATATCATACTCGGATCCCAGAATAATGAACATACTTCTCCTGATTGTAATGTTGGATATTTGATATTATGAAAATCCATTGTTGCGTTTGTAATCATTCTTCGGGATATAATGCTACTTTGTATTTTTACTTTATATACTTTATATATTTTATACGAAAATAATTTAAACTCTACTTATGAAACTACTATAGAATGGAAACTACATCGTCTACCACAACCGAACAGAATCAACCTGAAGAACAGCCTCCCGTCAAGCTCGTAGAGGTCGCCGTTGCTGATGAAAATGTCGCATTGAACCTACTTGTATCGTTTGTTTCCTTAGCGCAAAAGCGTGGAGCTTTCAACTTTGAAGAATCTTCCAAGATTTGGGAATGTATTAAGAAGTTCCAGAAGAAGGATTAATTTAAATATTATGTAGTTAGTAATCAATATTTTATTTGTTTTATTATTATAAATAAAGTATGAGTTACAATCCAACAGATTTAGGTGCTGCATGTAGTACTAATACTAATTATACCACTACAGGAACTACTGCTATAGACAGCTTCCCTGTTCCATCACAACCGCCTGCTATAATGGATTTAGGAGGAATGATAGCATCAATATCATTACCTAATCTTACAACGGAACTAGTTAAACAAAGATACACTACATATATAGGTTCTATATTCACTATATTTGAAATAGCAGGTACATCAGCAACTATACCATTCGCACATGATGGTCGTAATATACGACTTAATGTGCGAAATGGTGTATACAACTCGAATCAAACAATCGGTGGTATTGGAGACACTTATTCGTACACATTTCAATATCGAGGAGTACAATTAAACAATAATTTTAGTACACATCTATATGAATTGATATCAGAGGTACAGACATAATTTATTCATTTATTCCATGATAAATGAATAAACAAAAATGTTTATACAAATAAGTTTCCTAAATTATTTAGTAAACTTATGAACGAATTAGCGACGACGATTTGATTTTCTGCGATTTGATTTTCTGCGATTTGATTTTCTGGATTTATTGTATTTTCGGTTGCGACGAGATTTACGTTTGCCGCCAGCAGGAACATCCCCATCCTTCAAAAGATATTCTGTAATATACCGTGACAAATTAGGATCTATTTGCAGGCCGCGATGCGTTCGTGCATGCTCCATAACACTCGCAACAGACCTGGCTTCTTGCAATCTTTCCTGTCTTTCTTGTATTAATCTTTCTTGTCTTAATATTTCATGATTTTCTAATATATGCTTAACGTTCATAGGTGGTATCCCTTGTCCGAATGGATAATTGTCGTAAAAAAAATCCCAGTTCGCGCCTGATTCTACCCATCTGTTAACTGTATAATTAATCATCCCGGGACTACCGTATCCATGTAATAATTGATGCAGATCCGTCTCCATGTTATTATATATATATAATTATCAATTACCAAGGAAATAGTAGATGGAGGTGGTGGATACAACTCGACTGACACAATCGGTAATATTGGATACACTTATTCGTACACATTTCAATATCGAGGAATACAATTAAACAATAATTCTAGTTCACATCTATATCAATTGATATCAGAGGTACAGACATAATTTATTCATTTATTCCATGATAAATGAATAAACAAAAATGTTTATATTTACGCTCCATATAGGGGTCGAACCTATGACCTCGCGATTAACAGTCGCACGCTCTAACCAACTGAGCTAACAGAGCTTTTTTTGGACATTTTTAGGTGTGTCCAGCACCAGTATATTCACCCGATGTGGGGCTTGAACCCACGACCACTAGCTTAAAAGGCTAGCGCTCTACCGACTGAGCTAACCGGGCACTTGTTACTAGCTCCTACCGAGATTCGAACTCGGGTTTCAGGATTCAAAGACCTGAGTGATAACCACTACACTATAGGAGCATGGACGTGATACATTATTTACATTTATACAGTATTTACAACAGAATTGCACGGAGTGGGGTTCGAACCCACGCGCTGTTAGCACCAGGTCTTAAGTCTGGCTCCTTAGACCACTCGGACATCCGTGCGCAATGCTCTAATGCGGTTTCGAACCGCAGACCTTCGGCTCATAAGACCGATGCTCTAACCAACTGAGCTACAAGAGCATGAGGGACTCGCTTCTGTTGCTATTCCTATTATACAAAGCCATGTTATCTCTATATTGTTTTTTGATGTATTTATTTATATGTTGTTCTGGTTAACGGGCTCAAACGTCTACACCCCGCGATAACCGGTTGTACCGGGTACTAATACCACGGAATAAATTCTAATCTTATTCATTATCACTTCAGCAAATTCATCGAAGAACTTTGTAACATTTTTTGAAATGATATTCAAGTCATTCAATTCATCATTTTGACCTGTATCTTCGTTGTATTTCACAAAAGAATTAAGCATATCTGTCATTGTCTGAAATTTATAGAAAGATTTAAATAACATTTCATATGGATCCGTGTTATGTATATATTTCTGATATTCTGGGTTGTTATACAATCTACTCACTATATCATCTACATAAGTAAGTTGAGATATAATCTTGTCTAAACGTCTGTTTACAAAATCTTTATTGTCATCCACTGTCAATTCAATGGGTTGAATATTGTATCTCATATTTTCTGGAAGTAATCTGATAACTGTTTTTGCTTGTTCTACTATGTCTTTAGTATTTTCATCGAGGTCAGTATCAATATTTTTCAAAATGGTTGTTAGGTCGTTCATTTTATATTTATTTGTACCATCCTTATTATGAAATATTAATTCAACACACTTATCATATATTTCTAAAAGATATTGTATTATAGAATGTTCAGCAACCTTTTCGGGCAAGGCATACTTATGTAAATCTGTTTGTTGTTTTATAATTGCGGTTACACGTTTGTTTTGTTTTTTTTGTTTAGAAGTCTCAATACCAACAAAATTTAATAAACCCTCTCCAAACCCACCACGTTTGCTTTTATTCACCGTTCGGTGTCTCCTTGTTTTTTTTACAGTTCTACTTTTTTTTCTAGAACCTTTACGAGAAGTTTGTTGTTTTTTATTATAACTTCCCATTTATAATTACAATATATATTATATTATAATATTCAGATAATATTCAGGAACTATTTCACATAATTATTCGTTCCAATCGAGGCGCATTATTTTCCATGGTATAATATAGTGAAAAAAACGAATAAAATGAGTAAGATAGAAGACGTCGAATTTGAAAGCAGTTATCCCGGGTTATTGAATAGTAAGTGTTTGTATCAATTAAATAGTACAAATTTGAAGATAAGACCATCAGATAAAAATGAAGTAATCCAATATTCAATAAACGATTTGGAACAGTTTATTGAAAAAACATCAGTAAGAATCGGTGATATATTAAAATATCAAACGAATTTACCAATCGATTTTTGTGCGAAGTATTTTCTGGATCCGGATGACAGTTATTTGTTTTGGGATTCAGAACAAAGTATAAACAATAAAGATGTTTTGAAATATCAGAAACAAATAACGAAAGAAGAATTGGAACAGGTTCTACAAGAAATGTATATTTAAGTGGTGGATTCCATATTGGAGAAATGGAGAGAGATGTTATGATTGCCTTTAATGATGGTAAGAAAAGTAAACTGCATACTTGTGAGGACTTCTCCATTCATTTGTGTAAAACGTGTGATAATCGTACAGACTTTACCAAGGTTGACATTCCTTATGCATACAAACAATTAATATCGTTCCTCGTATAATTACCGAGTAAATACTTATATATATTTAATAATTTGTTTTATTATGTATTTTATCAAAAATATATAATTATTTTTTCTTATGGGTAAATCCGGGTATATTTTCTAATACACTAGAAACATTTGGTAGAATTATAGTTGATTTTATTGGATTTATTTACAGATATGTAAACGAAAACGATTTTATTTTTTGAATAAAAACGTCAGAATATATTACAAAATAACATGTTCGTTTTGTAATATGAACGGAACGCATTAGATGGTTTCCGATTGTATCTATGAAAACAAATCATTCACCGAGGATTATACCACTTATAACGTCTTGTTTTCTGGTTAGGGGCATCCGTAAACATCTCATCATAACTTATTTCGTCGCCAAGCTTCTGAACCCAAGGTTCTAGTGAATGGTCGAATGCTGTGGCCGAATGAAACATTAAATCCATCGTTGTAACACTACCAACATCCCATCCGCTAATATTCTGGTTGAACTTATGGGCATCCATAAACATACTTTCCATCGTTATAACACTACCAACATCCCATCCGCTAATATTCTGGTTGAAGGCGTTGGTATGAGAAAACATACTTTTCATATTTTTAACATTCTTAACATCCCAATTGCGAATATCCCCGTTGAATACTGTGGCATAAGAAAACATACTTTCCATATTTTTAACATTACTAACATCCCAAGTGGATAAAGATTTGTTGAATGCTGTGGCACCCTTAAACATCTCGCTCATATTGGTAACATTCTTAACATCCCAATTGCGAATATCCCCGTTGAATGCTGTGGCACCCTTAAACATACTTTCCATATTTTTAACATTCTTAACATCCCAATTGCGAATATCCCCGTCGAATGATGTGGCACCAGCAAACATCTCTCTCATATCGGTAACATTACTAACATCCCAAGCGGATAAAGATTCGGTGAATCCTGTGACACCCTTAAACACCTCGCTCATATTGGTAACATTACTAACATCCCACGTATTAATAGCTCCGCTATAATTTTTGATACCGATTTTTTGTTTTCGTAAATATTTCTTAATGACTGTTCGGAATTGTTTATTAACATCAATCCCTCCCTTTTGATTTTGTTTTTTGGTTTTGTTTTTTTGGTTTTGTTTTGTTTGTTTTGTTTGTTTTGTTTGTTTTGTTTTTTGTCTTGTGGTCTTTGTTTTGGTCGTTTTTTTGTGTTTTATAAACATAGTATAATATATTATATCATTATTTTATTTTATTTAGGGTGATTTAGAAATCACTTCTTTGTATGAGGTATTATTTGAGCTGACATTACTACACATATCGTTTGAACAACACTCATATTATTTTTCATTTCATAAACAGGAAGATACATATTAGATTAAATGGTGGAATTATTATTTGTGGTTACTATATAAACATTATACGTTTTTATTTATATTACATATGAAATCGTGTCTTAAAAAAAAAATAAATTATTCATTCCATCTAGATAACTTACAAAGAGAATTAAATGAAAATGAACTGACAGTGAATAATCAGACTGTGAATAATCAAACAGTAACCACAGATTATATTAAAAAACAAATCTTTTTTTCTCATAATTTATGCGAAATATATTATGTAAATTATACATATTATCAGTGTGATGATATATGGTATGACGACGATGATTACGATTTTTTTTTGTCAGATGCGGATTCCGAAATTATGAACTGTTTTCATTCCTATCCACTCTATTCGAGTCGAGAAATTAAAACATTCTTATGGCAACCCATTTTTAACAGAATACCTACATATCTTGCGAGTTTTTTTTATAATCAGAATGGGAAACATGATGAGAAACATGATGAGGAACATGATGAGGAACATGATGAGGAACAGGAACAGGATGAGGAACAGGATGAGGATCATGATATTGATACTTCAAGTAATTCACTCTTTTCTACACGATTTTTTTGACATTTTGGATATTTCTCGTCATAATACTGAAATAATTTTACCCACCTATTGTACTTGTATTCTTCCTATGAATAATAACAATCATACTAAAAACAACGCCACAACTATAGAAGGCGCTTTTGACTTTGATTCAACTATACAACCTGTTCACGTTCATTCCACATTTTCACCTACTTGTATTTTTTGCCATAATACTAATACACAATCATTGATTCCAGATGGCTCTTTTCGAAAATGCTTGTCTTGTAACAAACAATTTAGACCTACTTTTCTCATGAAACATCCTAACGCATCAATGGTTTCAGAAAATCGCTCTTACAAAATCCCTACTTTTCAAACTATGCGACCTAATTTTGAACCTTTGGAGAAAAATAAATGGAATAAATAAATTGACACCATTTTGTTTCATAAGATATATGTAACAAAATATTACTATCAACATTTTCAGAATACAATTATCATGTCTGCTACTGCTACTGCTACTCAACCAGTCCGAGCTTATTATAAATCCAATCGGGAAGACGTTTTATCTCCAGCAAACCGCAAATATCGTGAGGACAACGAGTATCGTCAGGCTAAAATAAACTATTCGAATGAATATCGTCGCAATCATGAGGAAAAAAATAAAGAATATCAGAAACAATTCTACCAGCAAAACAAAGAAATCCTTATTGCCAGAAGAGTTGAACGCAATGTGAAAGAACAATGTGCGTGTGGGAAAATAGTTTCTCGTACTAATAAAATCACTCATTTGAAAACTATGTACCATAGGAAACATTTGAATAAGAAATATGAACCAGCGTATGATTCTTTACAGGAGGAGGAGGAAACAATCGTCAACAAACCATCTCTAATTAAACGTAGACCACGTCGTTTTGTTGTTAGCGAGTAACATAACATATTATTCGTATTTTATTATTTATCTAATTGAATCAATGTCTACTATATTAAATCTTATATGATTATCTTATATGATGTCATCATATAAATTAGTAGGCATTTTTTCATCTGTAAAAAAATTGACATCGGAATTAGATAGAATCGTAAAGTATCAAATGTCATTTAACGTTAACGTTATACTAATAATTATTATTTCAATATGGAACAAATGTTCCAACGGTTTATCAACAAATCCAATATCACATTCAAACAACATCAATACGACGGAGTCGCATGGTGTGTCGAGAATGAGAATACGATTGGACCCCAATGCTACGTCGGAGGAAATATGGTTGCCATTCCCCCATCGGGTGGCAGCTCTTATGATGTAAAAAAACATATCGGGGGCGGATTTATTGCCGATGAAATGGGCCTCGGTAAAACGATTACCATGATTGCCAATATTATCTGTCAGTTCCGGTCACATCGTAACACCCTCATTGTATTACCTCCTGCTCTTATACCTCAATGGACCGCCGAAATCAACCGCACTACAGGACATTCCCCTCTTCTATTCTATGGTTCACAAAACAAAAAAACAATTACTATAGACGAACTGAAAAACGCCCCTATTGTTATTACCAGCTATGCTTCCATTATGATTCCCTTGAAACATGTTATCGACAACTCCAAAGATACACTTCTTCACCAAATGAAATGGGACCGAATCATATTTGATGAAGGCCACCACCTACGCAACAAAAACTCCCGTTACTATGGTGCTAAGAAACTAGTGTCTCGTATCAAATGGATCATATCGGGTACACCAGTTCAAAATTATTCGACCGACTTCAAAAACTTGTGTTCTATCGTAGGACTACCACCTAACTTATTAAACAACAATGAATATAACAAAGAAAATAGGGACCGTCTATTTAACCATTATATACTGAAACGTTCTAAGACAGATGTGGGGCTTAATTTGCTTCCGGTCAATCTGGAGAACAAACACATTGTATGGAATACCACCGAAGAACGACAACTTTCAGAGGATATCCATCGTGCTATTGGAATGTGCGACAAGTCTGACCGTCTTAAGATGTACCAACACGCACGACAGACATGTATTCTTCCCGAAATCATTATAGATACTCCTCTATTGCCTTATATGAGACATGCTGGATATATTCCACATGACAGGACACGAGACTTTTATAATGTAGGTCTTTCCAGTAGTACCAAAATGGACCATGTCGTACGAGATATCCTTGCCCGGGAAGGTAATGGTAATAGAAAAATCGTATTCTGCCATTTTCGCAAGGAAATTGATACGTTGATGTCACGACTCAATGAAATGGGTATGACCAATATTGTTTCCATCGATGGACGTATTACCAGTCAAAATCAGAGAAAACGTATTATGGAAGCCAACTACGAGGTTTTGATATTACAGATTCAAACTGGTTGTGAAGGATTGAACTTACAACAGTACAATGAAGTCTATTTCATCAGTCCCAACTGGAACCCTATGATGGAACAACAAGCTATCGCACGATGTCATCGTATCGGTCAAACTAAAGAGGTATTTGTCTTCCGATATGGGATGGATAAAGTATTCGAGGGATTAGATGAAGACGATAAGCCGTCCGAACTCATTAGCATGGACACACGCATTGTTAATAGACAACAAATAAAAATATCTATGGCTTCTGATATCCTCGAACCACCTAAGGTTTCTAGATCATTTCACACCATTCTTTCACAATAATTGATTATGAATTACACCTACAACTATTACTTCCACACTCCCAACCCCCCCCTTATATTATATGTTGTATGTTATATGTAATCTTATTATAAACACTCACCCTTTTCTTTTTGATAAAAAATTGATAATAAATCTATCTAATACCTCCTTACAAATATTAACTATTAACTAGCGCTATTATTCTGTAATAGTATCTCGATACAATCGATACAAATACCATAATTCGTGTTATTACACCCTTTTCGTTATTTGCGTTTACTATGATACAACAATCACAACGACAATCTGGCGGATTAAGCACCCGTCTAAAAGCAATGGCCAACGAGGGACGTTCTCTTATTGATGATAGTTCCAAATCGGAATCCAACTTGAATGCGGCTATGATTGATTATATTCTACCATACGCAGAAAAAACAATCGCCGAACATCTTCCTCCAGGCACTCAGGTTGACCATCTCACAAAAATCACTCTATATGACCTACAATGCGAGTTCTACAAAACCGGACGCGGAAATATTCCTAATGACCTCAATAAAAAAGTTTTCATCAAGCCTGACGGAGGAATCATTACTGCTACCACACCTGATGGTGTAAAATATCCACTTCTTATATCAGAAGACAAGGTTCAAGGAACGAACGACCAACGTCGGGCCGAACAAAAGGAACGACAGGCTACTGGAAATGCCATTGAACGAGCTGCCAAAAATATTAGAACATGTGAAATGTTATGCGCACACGTCAATTATTTCCCTTACCTATTATTCGCATCTGGATGTGACTTTCATATCTCTGAAACAATTTCGAAACGTATTGTCATGATGAACATGGGGACACCCAATCATTATGTCGATATCGCCCCGACCTCATCTGAGAACGATATTGAAATTGCGGTGGACAATATCGTGAATAGTCTTGATATTCGCAAAAATTGGGGACATTATTGTATTGCGACAGCACTCGTTAAAGCACATAAATGGAATGAAATGCCACACCTCACATCCTTGTGGAGAAAAGAAGAATATGTACGCATTTGTTGTAAAGCTATCGATTTGGCGGTTCAGCAAATTATATATTTGAGAACAGAGTCGGAAACGTCTATCGAAATGGAACTATAATTATTAATATTCGTTATTCTTTGTCCATGTAATTTATTAACTAACTACTTTTTTATTTTAAAATTGATTGTATGAAACCGACTATCATTATTACTATCAACTATCACTATCAGATTACTATATAAATATATATCATATATTTATTAATAATAAATACACCATCAATAATATGTCATCTATTTACGCTAACGAATCGGAAAATAATGCTATTGTTGCTAATGCTAACAACAAACCCAAAGCAATCAGTTTATTCTCAGGCATGGGCGGTGACTCGCTAGGTATTCAAAACGCCGGGTTTGATATTATTGCCTTCAATGAGTTTGAAAAGCCAGCTATTGATACACACCATATTAATTTCCCTGATTCTACACTCATTTGTGACCCCTCCCAAAAAAAAGAAAAAGATAAGACAAATATTCAACTCATTCCCGATGAAATATTCTCTTCGTATAAAGGCACGGTTGACCTTGTATTTGCCGGACATCCTTGCCAAGGATTCTCAAATGGAGGGAAAAAACTTCCAGATGACCCAAGAAACACCCTCTTCCGGGAGTTTGCCAGAGTATGTCGCCTCATTCAACCCAAATATATTATCGGCGAAAATGTAGATGGTCTATTAAATAGAAAAACGGCTACGGGAGAAAACTATATTGATATTATCATCAAAGAGTTTGATGATATTGGATACAATGTTTCCTACAAAGTATGTCATGCCGTTCAATATGGTGTACCTCAGTTGAGAAAACGTCTTGTATATGTAGGTATTCGCAAGGAGCTAGAACAAACATATACATTTCCAGACCCTCTGAATAATGGAAAAACCGAACTACCCCACCTTCGAGATATTATTGAGTTCACTATGGAGGGAGCTATCAAACTGGACCCCGAAGACTTTGACATGAACTCTATACCTCAAGAATGTATACTTACTGATATGAATAATGACCAACAAGAAGATACCTCTAATATACACCCTTATTTACGATTGAAATCAAAGACTAGAAATCAAGAATATAATGGAGTGGTTCATCCCAATATGTTGTCTTTCTCAAAACGTGATTCACCTATCCATGCCGAGATTATTGATATTCGAAGACCTAGTAAAACTATTATTTGTACGTATGACCATCAACCACGCCTTTTCGTTCCCCTCCAAAATAAAAATGGATTCTTTATCCGTTGTATATTACCTGATGAACTCAAACAAATACAAGGATTTCCGAAAGATTTTCAACTATCCGGGAAGAAGAAGGATAAGGTCAAACAAATCGGAAATGCTGTTCCTCCTACCCTCATCTACCACATTGTAAAAAAAATGATTAGTTAAATTATTATAAAATATAAGTTGTATTGTAATTTGTATTGTTAAATATTTCTTTTTCTTTTTCTTTTTCTTTTTATTAATCCTTCTTTTCCTTAGTATTCATTTGTAATAATACGTCTACTGCTATAATTTCCAACGTTTCCAATGATTCTATTAACTCAGATTTATCGGTAGGAATCGTATCTGTAGATGTCGTATCTGTAGATGTAGTTGGATTCATTCCCAAGAATCCAGCAATGTTTGCCTTGAAAGTGGGTCTAGGATACACCTCCATAATTCCACATAGTTTCTTCTTGTTTTCTCCTCGAGCATACGTATCCTTTAATATTGTCAACTCTTTAATATAATCATTGATCCACGGAGAATCTTTCACAAACTCCTCCCCATTCAAATATAATAGCTTTGGGGGAATATTGTTTTCAGTCTTTCTTTTGTACTCTTTTCCCGTAAAGAACACCACGTAATAAATATCTTTACTGGGACATGTATCGTTGAAATAAATGGTAGGATTGTCGGTCTTCTTTATTTCTATATTCAAACCAATTCCTCCGACATTTCTGAAGTCTTTGGATTGTTGACTTCCCGCTTCTTCATAACTCAATCCCATTAGAACGAATACTTCTCGCATCTTCTCGATTACTATTCGTTCACTTACCTGTGTATTTCCCTTTTCTGTTTTGATTGACCTAATAAACTCCTCCGTTATGTGACTGTCTATCTCTACAGTTATCTTATCGAAGATGGATGACCTTATTGTATCCTCCGGGATACCCTCTGATAACATCGCGTTGATTGTTTCTTTGTATTCAGTGTTTATTGACATGGTTTTGGATTAATTTGTATCGTTGACATATATTATTACTAACAACATATGTCAATTTTTCTTTCATTGGTTCATTGGTTCAACGTGTTATCAAATACATTATTTCCACCACTTTGTCGCTTCTACCACTCAGGTTTCTTGAACCTCGATACGCATTGTATTTTATTTCGTGCTTATCCACTTTGTACTCTTTGAAGATATCCTCCCAATCTTTGGGCTTTATGATTCCTTCATTATTATAAGACAATATCACATACTTGGACTTTCTTGTTGATTTGTCTAACAAATCACGCATGCTATTCACAGCAGAAGCATAATAATTGTAGTTAGACTTGTTCCAATTTTTAGGAATACCTGAAACGCGAGATACTTCTCCAGGTTCTTTATTTTCGGCGATTACATTCAACATGAAATAATTGCTACCATAAGGGTGCTGATTGTACGGTGGATCCAAATATATTAGATCTACTTGTGGTTCCTCTGGTAAATCGTCTTCCAGAAACTTGTTGATATCCTTTTGTGAACAATGCGCAGTGAAATTATTGTCGCTCCACACAGGCATATCCAAACGAATGGGCTTCATGATTCGTTCCAGATTTACTTCCTTCTTCCCACCAAACTTTCCTATATTATTATCCTTGTGAAATCCTTTGAATACACCCGACGTATTCGTATTAATGCTTGCCTTGTTCAACAAAGGAACCACACAATATGGATAAAGAGACTTCTCCACATGGTCTTCTATATATTTTCGTAGCGTGTCTATTATTAACGCATTCTCGCGCGTATAGAAACATCGCTCCCCTTCTTTGATATCATATGTATCCTTTGGAGCATACAACTTTGCCATCACCCCTGTGCTAATATACGGACCCTTCTCGGCAATCACATTCATATTTTCTATATGCTTTCTCACTTTTGTCTGCGTTGATTTTGTCGGAGTTTCCAAATAACATTTGGCCATCAAATAAGAATATAACTCCAAATCATTGGTATATATATTCGACGCTTTTGAGCTTAACGCACGCGATACTACTGTAGATCCGGCGAATCCATCCACAATGTTGAGCTTTTCTTTATTTTCTTTCTCGCATACCACATCCACTATATCTTCTATATGGGACACTAATTTTCGCTTGTTTCCAATACATGTTAACATTGTCTGCTTTACAAACGCATTGTGAACATCTACTTTTGACATGACACTTATTAATTTACTCTACTAGTTTACTTCTATAACTATAGATATGTTTAATCAATTTTAAATAAATATATCTATATCACCCACAACCATAACAATCAGACGAAAAAATACAATCCTCGCGACCATTTCCTGGATACTGACACCCCCAATTGTTGTTTCCTATATTCGTACAACCATTCTTACATCTTGCTCCAAAATAATTCCATGGATTATACCAACGTGTGTAATCATACCACGACGAGGTTGTTGCGGGTATCGGTCTGTTATAATAAGGATACGTTGCTACCGTTGCGGTTGCGACCGGAACCCCATACCCTAGCCATCGATTTCCGTAATTATAACGACCTATTCCATATCCTCTTCTACCTCCTATTCTATGGTTTCGTCTACCTCCTCCACCTCGTCTACCTCCTCCACCTCGTCTACCTCCTCTACCTCCTCTACCTCCTCTACCTCCTCTACCTCCTCTACCTCCTCGAAATGATTCTTCTACATTATCACTATCAATATCACTATCAATATCAATATCACTATCACTATCAATCATATTCTCCTTTATATAATCAGAATCATCTGTAGCATTTATATACATGAAAGATACTATAAATACTATTCCTAGTATTGCTATTAATACATACTGGACATTTCCTCGCATTAGACTTGTTATTGAACGCATTTAAATGACCTCTTTATTATATACTAGAGATAGTTTTTTTACGTCCTATATAACAACCATCCAACAAATGTTATTGACATTAGGATTGTTAAAGATGACATATCATGTGTCAGCATATCACGTACATTAAAGTTTCGCATAAAAGAACCATATTTCAACTCATTCATTTCATTCGTATTGTATACGTCTTTTGTATTACAAACTACCTGTGAAGATTCTTCATTTGTTTCTAATGTGTATAATGCTTCTGATGGATTATTATTTGTTTTACATATCTTTCTATGTTTCCATAATCCTCCACGTGTACGATAATGTTTTCCACATCCATCATCGTCACATACGTAGAAACGTTCTATATTATTTGAGATATTACCAATTGTTACATCATTACCATCTTCTTCTACTACTACTGCTTCTTCTTCTTCTGCTTCTTCTTCTGCTTCTGCTTCTGCTTCTGCTTCTGCTTTATTAGATTGATATCTGTGGTAATGTTTCAGTGTTCTTACATGGCTTTCGTAATTACCTTTTATTGTTGTCTCATAATTACATAAATCACATCTAAAATGGTCTTTCACTTCATGTATATTATTTTTTACCATGAATGTTCTTTAGGTTTCCTTTCCTATTTTATACAAAAAAACTCTATATTGATTTTCCCTTTTTCTTTTTAAATAGTATCAAATGTTTGTTTTTCACCCCCTCCTATTGTTTCTTCAATTGGAAACACTGGACATGTAATTCTATTGTGTTCCTTCAACGAATGTCCCATTTGATATTGAATATAAGACTCCATATGAGGCATAAATGTGTTTCCATCTGGTGTTGTCATTCTCGGATTGAATATGGTTTTGAAATAATCTCTATGTGCGCCTACCATCTCACATCTTGCGGAATTATTCTGTTGTAAAGCATATTTATTCGTATAATCTACTTCTGATAAAAACTGTTCTAAACCAGGTATGTAATATCTTCCGGTTACCTTGATTACGAACTTTGAACTACCTAAACGCTTTGAATGGTTGAACGCATAATTTAACGCAAATAACTCGCATTGTCCTTTTGATGTACTTGTTTTTAAATGATGAGACTCTGGTAACGTTTTTTCATCGTAGCTTATAATATCAAATCGTTCCTTATACTTTTCCTTATATTCGTCCAACTCGGGAAAAGTATACCCGGAGTTCTCTACTAAACAAATATCCAAACTCGTATTTTCTAACCATTGCTTTATGGATTTCAAATAGATGTTTTTTCGTTCTTCACTATCTCTTTGGGCTAGCCAATGGACCGAAGGATTGATTCTTATTGTACTGGTTAATAAGATGGATACATCTCTTTTTTCGGATAAATAAATTACTGGCATAGCTTAGTTATTATTAAACGTAATTATAATTCTATCTTATAATTATATTTATATTTTACTTTATTTACTTTCTTTCAGATAAGATATGTTATGTATATCTACTGTAAACAATATCTACTGTAAAGAACCAGCACACATGCTATAAAACAATCTCATGACAAAATAATATAATCCAATGGATGCTAACGATATGACATGAGACATTACTTCACTTCCCTTAAGTTTCTTGCTTGTGAACAAATCATATACCATATTTAGTATCTGAACTAACAGCAAAAATAAGGTCCACACCATTATAATGTAAAAATAATCGCAATATTGTGCTCCCAAAGGACTTGTTAATGTACTGACTAAATCCATAATGTTCTTTCTATTATACGAGAGTATTTTTTTTAGAATAAAAAAATCAAAAGTATTACTAAAGATTCTGATTTTTTTGTTTTTTTTTGTTTTTTTGTTTTTTTGTTTTTTTGTTTTTTTACCATCCATTCGTTGCGATATCATCTACCAATTCCTCAAACATGGCTTGCTCTAGGTCTACGTCATGACAATGACAAATTACATATTTACGAGCATTCATGTTCACCACACCTAAATGATACAATGGATGATAATTACCGCATTCAATACACGACACTGCCTGGAGTCCTCTATTACCACTAGAACTACCTTCTCTAATAAAAGAAGATGGGATTGATGGTGTAAATACCCAATGTTCATCTAATTGGTAATTTTTATTATAACGATCATTATTACGTGACCACGCTTTGTCTATTATATTCTTACATTTATTTAGCGCACTACGCTGTCTTCCTACAATTATGTCATAAAAGACATAATCTTTTATATACCTTGATAACTCCGTAGGAATGATTTCACGTGTATCCTGGTTGTAGAAATTGTTTATTAACAACTGAGTTTCAATGAACATGGTTGTCATTACTTTTATTACTTTGTTTATTTTTAGAACACATGTCGTATTAGTTGTCAATTTTATATTCACCGTCGTTTCCATGCTCGTTTTTATTTCTATATTATATATATATGTCTCAAGACAATAGAGTATATACGCATATCATCTCTTTAAAACGTGCGAAAGAACGTCGTCTTCGTTGTTTAGCGCTTCATAAGAATAATCCATTTATACATATATTCGATGCGGTGGATTTTAAAAAAGCCGACCAGTTTGCTGAACTACAACAAAAATATAAGGTTCTTTCCGGAAATGGGTGGGGTGCGTGTGCCTTGTCGCATATTATTATTCTCCACCAATTCCTAGAAGGAAATCGCAAATATGTCGCTATTATGGAAGACGATTGCGTTGTTCAACAAAGGCCTCCTACTAATGTGAGAGAAGTGGAAACACTTATTCATAGAATCGGCATTCGCAACCCTAACCTCGTGGATGTTCTCTATCTATCTGGTCGTGTTTCACATAATGATAAGTATCAAATTAATGGAGGTTGTGGTACGGAAGGGTATATATTTTCGAGACAAGGAGCTAGGAAAGCATTGACCGTGCTAGAAAACCTAAACAACCCGATTGATATGGTACTACAAGCCCATTATCCTCATTGCGAATATTTGAGAGGAATGAGTAATTCAGAATATCCTACTTTGCGTTTACAAGCATACAAAACTAGGAAAACATTCGTTCAATGTAATGACTACAATGTATCTTATATTAACACTTAGTGGAACATTCATTGAGAGAAAAAGAAGAATATTTTATGACAACATATTATATAATACTCAAATTAGATAATATATCATATGTTGATTAAACCATTAACCACACGTTTTCGATCTACCAACTTATTTAGAGCGTTTTTATTGAACGCGTTTGTTACCGCCGCTGTAGCAGTATTTGCGATTGAATTGCGAGTTCTCTTTTTAAATAATAAGAGTGATGTGTATACTTATTTCAATAATATGTATTCCGGAAAAACTTTGTCAGAAACCTTTATTGCGTTCATTGTATTTAGTGCCACTTTTTTAGCTGCATTTATTGTATATCTTTCAATGTATGTCTTCGTTGATTACGGAGGAGGATTGTTGATTAATACCTAAGAATGGAAATAAAGCATGGTTCCTTTTTTTCAGTTTGAGAAAACATGAATTGAGAGAAGAAGAAGAGTTTTTTTCTTGGATTATTATATAATGGCAAACAACAGAGGACTAAGACTAGTAAACCCGGATGAAAATCATATTGGACCTCCTGATAGCCCTCCTAGATTGATGAGGGGGGACGCGATTCCTCAGCGTCCTCCGCTTATTCCTCTTCCTGTTATTCCCGAGGATTTACAAGGTATGAGCGTTGAAGAGAGAATGAAATATATTCGTTTTGCTATTCGTGTCAGAGATGGAACACAACAGGATAAAACTAACTTTACTAATTTTACAAAGGAGATGGAAACAAAATATAAACAGATAGGGGGTCGCAAACCTACTCACAAAAAACGTCGTAGTATTCGTCGTAAGACTATGAAAAAGAAAGATTTGAAGAAAAAAGGCAGTACAAAATATAAACGAGGTACCACGCATAAAAAGAGGCGGTCTTCTCGTACAAATATGAAATAGGTTTACACCTTTGAAGGTTTAAGGTAAATGATTGTTATGTTTATATTTATATTTATTTTGTTTGTTTATAGTATAATATATTATGAGTACGACTCATGCCTGTAAAGAATTCTACCAAGAACTTGAAACTCGAATAACTCTTCCTGAGGGAACCACTTTCAAGGAATGGTTTCTAATAAATCATCCTCACGATAAAATAAAAGAAAAAAATTATTGTGAGAAACACCTGAGAGAATTACGCAGTGGAAATCTACTTGCGACAGGGGCAGTCAATGCTTTAGTAAATATGAAGAAATCAGATAGTACAAGTACAAAAGGTGGAAAACGTCTCAAGAAAAACAAAAGAAGGACTCACAAGAAGAAAACAAATAGGAAATCCAAAAGGTCTAGAAAAAGAAGAAGCACACGTAAAAAGTAAATATATTATATTGTCCCCTAGTCTTTGAGTATATAATATAGTTGAGAGAAACCCATCGCCACTTTGCGCTCCCCCGTGCGCTTCCCCGTACGTTCTCCATAATGCCTATTCCTGGTAAATCGATATATGAGTGACGAAACGAGAAATGAGTGACAAAAAAAGCGGTGTATTAGAGCGCCTTTTTTGTTTGTTTTTATTTGTTTTTGTTTTGTTTTCTTAGTAGTAGTTTGTGTGTACTTCATCATAAAAGTTATATATTAGTTCATGGTTGTCTGTTGCGTCCGCCATTTTCTCACGCAACACGAGCAACATGTCGTTGTAGAATGCGCGCGTGTAAATGATGGAATCATCTGGAGTGGTATGTATCCATTTGAAATCGTATCTGCGTCCCTGTAGGTCGTTGGTATCTTCCATGTGGAAGTAGTCCTCTGGGATGTCCTGTAGGCATTTGAACCTTTGATTTTGTTGTTGTCTCCATTGCGTACACTGTTGGTTTTTACAGAAGGAGGGTATGTGATTTTCTGACAAGAGGTGCCACGTGTCGGTGGCTATGTATTCTCTGATTTCGTCGCTGGGCGAGAATACGTCTAAGATGGCATCATTCGGAAAATAGTTGTGGTATATGGTTGCGAATATCTCAGGGGTCATGAAGGATACCTGTGGGTCTTCGTTTTGATTCGGCAGACGGCTGTTGTTTGCGAAGTCCATGGTTCTTCTCTCGAAGTACTCCTGGTTCAAGAGAAGGTCTACTTGTGGCTGAATGTATTTGTAAATCTGGTGCTGTACCAGGTCTGTGGAACAAGTGAATAGGTCTGTCATTTTATATCGTTTGTGTGTAGTATTTATATTGTAAGTGGCGATATAAATGACGTCAATTTTAATATAAAATTGATGTCTTTCTCTCTATCTTGTAGTTTCCAAACTAGAATGACTACAATAACTACAACGAGTACAATGACCAAATGCTTGACTCGAGAACAACGGTTCTTCCTGCTGAATTGTAAGGTTCAGCGTGTGGTGGGCACTAGGGAGCCGTTGCGTCGCGCGATGTTGCTCCTGGACCTGTCGAAGCAGATGGTTTCCGATATGCCCGCGCTGTACTCTTGCGATCCCTGTAGTCGCGCCCAGCTTGTGTCGGTAATCGAGGATTGTTCTCGGCTTTCTGCGCAGACCGAAGACGACATCCACGATGTGCGCGACGAGGTGGTTGCGTTCTACGAGGCGGAGTCGGACGTGATGGACCAGTACGCAGTTTCTCGCAAGAAGTCGCAGAACATGATGCGGTATCGCATCGAACTCAAAGGACGGGTTCAGCAAATATATAACTCTTTAGGCGCGCAAGAGCGAGCAGTTGCGACGGCTTTACGCGCGACGCCCCTGCCAGAAGTGGGTCGCTACATCAGAACGTTTATTTGAAGCGCGAGGAAGCAAATGTATATATTTAGAAAATGATTCTATTGAGGAGAAGGAGAGAGAGAGAAAAAGGGAGCTGTATATATTTTTCTCTATGTAATGTAATAATATGGACGGGAAAGATTTCTGGCTATTCGATGAGCACGGCAATCCTACGGAAGATACGAAAGAGATTGCTAAAAATGAGGACTGGAAAGTTACAACAACTGGAGACTATACAAAGGTTTCATATAAAGGTGACCCCAGTCAAAAGGTTATACAATTTAAACACCTGAACCAACATGAAAAAAGAAACATACTAAACGCACTTGATTTTGGAACTTTAGTCGTATCAAACACTCGTCACAAGCACTACAATAATCAGTATTTTATTGTACAAATTCTTGGCGAACCTCCGTATCCTGCGTTTGGAGTAAAAAAAGATGATAGAGTTAAACCTTATCCAATTGTTATAACGAATGAGGAGGCAGTTCCTCGGCCTTTGTCCGGCGGACTTGGTAAAAACAAACACTCTAAGAAGCGAAGAAAAACAAGAAAAACTAGAAAAACAAACAAAAAAAAACATTCCAAACGTCGTTCTGAGAGAAAAAGAAGCACACGTACCAAAAAGTAATACTATTATATGCCCCCATTCGATGACATATAATATACCATTGTTCCCGAACGTCTCCAGCATTAGGTTCTCCGCCGCCGCGCAATCATATCATCTTTAGACAGTGCCTTATTTTCAGTTGCGACATATATAGCCTCCCTTCTTTTTTACTCTTCTGGAAGAGTTGTTGAGAGAAAAGAAGGAGTCCGTTTTCTCTCAACTCGTTAGTTTTTTGTCCAGATATATTTTCGGACGTCATATAAAATGAACTCTGGAGGACACTCCAGATTTTTTACCATTGACGAACTTATACTAGAAGATGAGCGAAAACCATCCAGCGAGGGACCAGGACCCGCACCGAATCGCACCTATGCGATTCCTCCAGGGTTCCCTGTTGTTTTGGACACCTGTCTTTCCACATACGACCACATCAACCTTCTCCAGGGACTCAAATATGGCAGTATTGTGTCTTCCAGTCAGCATCCTTATTATCTTCCCTATCAATATTACCAAACAAGCCTTTCCTATTATCTAACCACCATTTTTGGGTCGACCCGCGAAACTCGTCCTAGACCTTTCACCTACAAGGGTAACCTCATTCTAATCTCCGGTAACTTGGACACCCCTCAACAAGCCTAATAAAACCAAAAAGGAATTAACTAGATTCTATTGTATATCTCGAGAGAAAACAGGAAATAGAAAGGAACTATACATTTTGTGCTGGTCCCGTGCGATTCCCTCGCCACTTTGCGCACCCTGTAACGCACCCCGTCACGCACCCCGTCACGCACCCATTGCGCTCCCTATTATGCCCTACAATAGGTGTTCATATAAATCGAGAAATGAGTGACGAAACCAGAAATGAGTCACGAAACCAGACATGAGTCACGAAAATTATTAAAAGAAAATTGACAAACAAATATCCAAGAGAGAAAAAAACAACCATAATATAAAACTATCTAAAATGCCTTGTCCTATCTGCGGCGCGAGACACATGTACAAGTGGTGCGATTCCCCTGCGCTTCCTCTCATCCATGCGCAGGGGGTAGATGTTTTCCGCAAACTCCTACAGTACTCCGTCGGTCCATTTCACCCTGGTGTGGAGAACCCGAACCATACCTTGCTCAGGACCAATCTCAATCGTTGGTTGTCCTCTATATCGAAGGATGTGGCCCGAAACTTGGTCACTAATCATGCTCCGAGGAGAATGATCACAACGATTCGTCACAACACACAGTATGAAAACTCAGCTTCTCTTGGTGAACTTACAGACATTTCTGATTTTGCTACTATCAATGTTCCTCATGATCTTTCCTATTTGAGGCTTGAACAACTTCGTTGTTTGCTACGAGCTATTTATTACCAGCTCGCTCTAGACGATATTCGCCAGGATCCTACTAATAGAGGTTTACCTGAAATGGCATCTGTCTCTAATATGAGAGGAATACGTAGCATCGCTCGCGCTTTCATTAGTTCTATCAATCATTCCAATAGTAGTCAAGAGGATTTCGAAAGCAATCTGCGACTATTCAGGGAGTATGTTGGCGACCTAACACCTCAGGGGGGCTCGTCTGGAAACACGGTGGCATCTTCTCCCGAGTTTATAACACCCAATTACTTCCGTCTTGTCGAGATGCCTATACGTCTGCGCAACAACCCCTTTCCCATACCACGGGCGATTACCAACGAACAGTTCTTCAACATTGAGCTCAAGACTGAGATTCCCCAACAGGTTGACCGTAGCACTACAATTTCTCCCGAGGATACATCCAGTGATTGTGGCATTTGTTGGGACCCTCTGGAACATTCCAACTGTATTACTACTAACTGCGGACATGCCTTTTGTACTACCTGCATAATTGCTTCCATGAAGGCTACCAAAGAGAAGCACCGTAGAAACATTCCACTCACTCTATCGTGTGCCATGTGTAGGAGACACGTCCAGCAACTCATCGCCAGTGACCAAGCCTCCAATAACCTATTAATGAATACTCAATATACAACACATACGGTCAACGCATAGAACTCTTATAACAAACACAAATAGTAACAAACACAAATAGTAAATTATTCCCCTTTTAAACTTTATAAACACATTTTCTTTTTTTGCGAGAGAAAAATACCGGGCGATTATAGCACGTTTATACTGTAGCATTTATGCCCGGACAACATCGACTATAGCACGTTTATACCGTTACATTGTCGACTGGAACAACCGCCGACTATAGCACGTCTATACGGGTCCTCCTATAGAATCCAGAAATGAGTCATGAAACCAGAAATGAGTCACGTTTTTTTTACTCCCTTATCCATCAAAAAAAATATTTTTTATTTTTTTTACATATCAAAATTATTACTATCTATATTGCGAAAACCTATTATGAAAACCTATTATGAAAACCTATTATGAAAACCTATTATATTGAATTAAAACACCTCCTCCTCCACCAGAACCTTCTTGATACTCTCCGATTCTTCATCCCATACGCCCATCTCATCCTGCGTCTCTGGATTGTATAGCACATTATCCTCTGACTTCCAATATGTCACTCCATCTAACTCTACAATCGTTACTTTGGTTTCTACTTCTTCTTCTTCCTCTTCTTCCTCCAATTCCGCACTGGTGCTTTCGTTCAATAGAGCATCAAACAGATCCTCTGTTGAGCTTACTTCTACCTTTTTATCGGTCTTTTTGCGTCTTGACTTCTTATCCCCCTTTTCTGCTTCCTTCGCAGCCTTCTTTTCTGCCTTTTGCGCTTCCTTTTCTGCCTTTTGCGCCGACTTTGCGCTTTCCTTTTCCGCCTTTTGCGCGCACTTTTGCGCTTCCTTTTCCGCGGCCTTTTCAGCCTTTTCAGCTTCCTTCGCCGCAGCCTTTTCAGCCTTTTCAGCTTCCTTCGCCGCAGCCTTTTCAGCCTTTTCAGCTTCCTTCGCCGCAGCCTTTTCAACCTTTTCAGCCTTTTCAGCTTCCTTCGCCGC